ACACCGTACCGTCTTTAACGCACTTTAACACATTTAACACACCGTTACTTTTGTTAAACTTTCATAAAAATAATGTTTCACGTGGAACAAAGGGGCGATTTGTTAAAAAGATTAAAATTAAACTTTTTACAATATTTAACTAAAATAATTTGGCGGTTTCGTGAAAAAGTCGTATCTTTGCAACGTGATTAAGAAAACAGAAGTTAAACCCTTTAAAATAATTGATATATATGGAACATTCATATTTTAGAATCACATTGAAACAAACCGACAAAGTTACGGTTTTTATGGTACGTTCTGACAAAGTAAGCGAGTTCTTTAATAACAAGATTGATTACTTACAGGGCGATTGTTCAATAACAGTTAAAGGGCGTTTTCCAACGCACAAAGATTCTCGCAAGTGGTTTATTGTTACACAACAGAAAACAAATAAGTGATATGAAAAAGATTAAGTATTTTAAATTGTCTGAGTTCATCAACTCAGCAACTGCAAAACGTTTGGGCATTGATAATACACCAACGTTTGAAATCGTTGACAACTTGAATCGTTTGGCTGATTACTTAGACGGCATTCGTGCAAAGTTGGGTAAACCTATCTCAGTTAGTAGTGGGTATCGTTGCCCGATGTTAAATAAATCCGTTGGGGGTGTTGTTAACAGTCAACACCAACAAGGTTTAGCTGCTGATTTGGTTTGTGCTGATATGAAATCTTTGGAAAAGGTTCTGAGAGAAACAGGCGGTTTTGACCAACTTATTAAAGAACACCGCAAAGGTTTTCCAAATTCGTTTTGGTTTCACGTTTCAGTTTGCAACCGTAACGGCAAACCCCGTAACCAAATAATGAATCTAGAAAAGAAATGAAAGAACAATTCCAATTTCTGAAAGATTCATTGACCCTAACAAAGAAAAGTTTGGAAACTGTTGCAAACTCAACAGGGGGCGAAATTAGTTTGCTAGTTACTTCGTGCGCTGATACGTTACAGGCAAATATTACATACGTTAACGCATTGGAACTACAAGCGCAAACCTATTTAGCAGAAAGAAACCGTTTGTTAACGTTCATCAATAACAAAGGGTTGTTGCAAGAATTAAATAAGAAATAAAAAACAGGCGGTAACAATTTACCGCCTGTTTTCTTTTATAAATAAACACCTGTTTCCAACTGATTTACAATATCGTCGTACTCGTCAACCAACAAGTTTGCAGCGTTCAAATTCACATTTTCAAACTGTGCAAACCCTGTAACGTCTTTAACTGTCACGTTTTCATGTGTATTGTTAACGGGAACGTTCACGGTTAAATTCTCAGTAATCAACACGTAAGGTTCTAAACCGTACAAAATTTGTTCGTTCCATTGTTCACCGCCAACAACGTTTAAATCTGTGCCCAAACGGTAAATAACATTACGTGACAAAGAAAAACTTTCAATTTGGAATGTTACACCATCGCACGACAACAACGCCACGGCATCACCTGTAATTACGTTAACTTTGATAGATAAATTAACCGTTTTACCGATGTAATTACTATCAATAGAAACAACGCCACGGCACGGGATAAACATTTGAATCTGTGCGTTATAGTCTTCATTATTACCGTTTACCCCTGTTAGTTCAACGTTGCCGAAATCTAGTAACATAACATCACTATCGGGATATTTAACCTTTATCCCTGTGTTGTAGTTACCGCACTTCAAAACATCGTCACCGCCAACGGGAACTGCTGCAAATATTCTTTTGATACAGTTTACATACTCGCCCAAATTAACCTCAGAATAAGTTGTGCCCGTGTCACTTTCGCCCATGGGCTTAAAGAAACGTTTCTTTGAAAATTCGTCCAAATTTTCCAACGTAACTACATAAACGTTTATTGCACCGTAATTTTTAATTGTAGGCGGTTGCACTGCATCGGCATTTGCATAAACGGTAAACTGTGACGCTCCCGACGTTAAATTAATCGTTACCGTGCCCGTTTGTTTATCTTCTGAAATAGTGCCGTTACTTACAATAGCGTCTCCCGAATCGTTTATGAAATTTGCCTGTATCTTTGTTAATTCTGCATTCGGGTTAGCTTTGAAATTAAACGTGTAACTTTGTCCCGTCTTTACCTTTATAGGCTTTTCACCAACAATTTCACAATTTGTTAAACTGTAATCAACTTCTATAAAATTACCTAACAAATATTCACCGTTTATAATAACCGATTCTGTTGTGATAGGAACAATAATTGTTGCAGTTTGGTTTGTTACGGTCATTTCGTAAGTTTCGCCACTGTATGTTATTGTAGGCGTGCCGTTAAACATTCCCTGTGCCGTTCCTGTAACGGTTACGGTGTAATTTGTTTCACTTGCCACCGATTTTGCAGTTGTGTTTGTGATATTGTTAGTTATTTGCAGTTCCTTTACACTCGAAATAAATTTACCTTTTATAGAAATCTCGTCACCACTAGAGCAATAAACCGTAAGCGTGCCAACGTTACCCGAAACTTTAAACGGGGTATTTGCCACCCAATCACCATCCCAATTTCCATAACTAGCTTTTAAATCGGTAAACGTACCGTCACCGTTGCCCGTTACTGTTACAATAAAATGGTGTGAATCTTTTTGCGTATCGGTAACAGTAACGTCACCTGTAAAATCTGAAAGGTCATAAGTTAGGGCGTTCGTTGGTGTTGATGGTGTTCCCAAACTTGCATTTATGAAACAGGTCATTTCCCCTGTATTACTTCCACCAACAGTTACACGCCTACATATATATTTTCCGTTTGACGTGATACCATCTTTTAACCCACTGATAACGGCATCATTTTCGCCAACAGAAACTTTTGTAACGTTAAACGGGGTTTTCTTTATTGTCCCATTAAACAAACGTGAAATATAAAAATTTTCACCGTCATTTTCTTTAAACTCGCAACCGTCAACTGCTTTTGCAGTAAAAACGGCATAAGCCGTTGCATCGTTTATGTACGTCTTACTAGAATTATTATCCGTACAATTAACTAAATCTAATTTTATAGGATGTTCAGCCATAATTAAACGTTACCTTTAATAGTTACCATAATAATACTGCCTGTTTCGTTCAATAACCCTTTATTCGGAAAATCTAGTTTTCTGATATTAGGGCGAACGTCCACCACGTTTGTACGGTTTGAAAGATATTTGTTACCGTTTTCACTTTTTGTTAACGTTGCAGTACTGTTTAAGATAATATCCTTATAAGTAAACAGAACGTCAACACGCAAACGAACTGTGCAAATATCACCGTCTTGTTGTTTCTCAGAAACGAAATAATAACGGTTCAAACTTTCGATGTAAACGTAATTGAAAGTTACAGGCGTGCGAGTTCTGAAACGTACAACAGGCGTTAAAACGTTAAACGTTGCATTCAATATACCCGTGTACTCTTCGTTTGCCTGTAAAGTCTTGTTTACTTCGTTTGGTTTCCCGTTGTAAACGAAAGTTTTAATTTTAATCATACCGATAAAAGTTAAAAAGGGTGTGCCCCTGTGCTATCAACTACAGGAAACACACCCCAACAGTTAAACAACCAAATTAGGCGACAAAGAACACAACAAAGTTTTCGTTTGTGTCGTTGAAGTAACCTGCATCGAATTTGAAGTAATTGTTGAAAAATTCGGCTTTGGCGTTGTAGTTGGTTGTTACTCGCTTATCCAAATTGGTTACGCCTAAAGCGTCACGGTCAAACATCACACCCAATACGCCACTGATGGAAACGGTTGCACCGCTTGCAGATTTTACATCAATCTTTGAAACGTCGGCAAAAGCGTAATCTGTGCCCGTTGCTTGCCAACTTGCCACGGTTTCCGCCTGTGGTAACAAAACGTTCTCATTATGGAACGTGTCGGCATACAGGTAGGCTTTTGCTGCTGCTGCGAAATCTGACAACAGAACTGTGTGCAAAACGTCCTTTGGTGTGAAACGTTCCTTACCACCAACGTTAAACAGGGTTGAAATTGTCTGCAATCTGTCTGCATACAAACCCATCGTATATGCAGCAAAACGGATAAAGTCGGGGGTTGTTACTGCTACGTTTGCAGCCAAAGACGCACCCGTCTTCTCATGGTAAAGTTTCAACAGGTTCACACATCGAACTGTTGACGCCTTTGCATAGTCAACATTTTCGTGTGTTGACGGTACGAAACCGAAAGCGGTCTTGTCTGCGTCCAAAGTTTCCGCAATCATATTGTTAATAGTACGCATAACAAGCGCATCCGTCTTGATAGTCATTGACTTCTCCACTGCGGAATAAATCATAGACAGGAAACCGTTCAACTGCTCGGCACTACTGAAAGATTCCTTTACCTGTCTTTCAGTAATTGACACAGGAACTTCAAAAGTTACCTTTGAGTTGAAGAATTTAGCGGAAACGGTCGGTTTGTGGAAAACATCCTGTTTGTACTCTTTGCCGTCTGTGAGATTCCAGGTGTCGTTTTCCTCAGCCTGTGGAACGTCAGCACTGATTTTCTCCAATACGCTACCAAACTCCCACGCATCCATAAGAACGGATGGAACTTTACCCGAATAAGGGCGGTTCACGAAAACAACCTTACCGATGTGGTTAACCAACGATTTAACGTAATTGTCAACGGCATTTTGATTAAAAATCTCATTGCCCAAATCAACAATACCTGTCAAATCTTCTTTGACAATATCGGTTTTGCCCAATACTTCACCCGATACGGTGTTAATTAAATTACGAATCTGTTTTACTTCCATTTTTATAAAATTAAGTATTAATAAATATCTATTGTTAACTCTTGTGCAAGTTCTGTGATTACTTGCGTTTTGAAATTAGTTTTGCGCAAACTCATTTCTTTTTGAATAATTTCACTAACAGGAACGCTAGACGGCACACCGTTTTTAACAGTTGTTTTCGTGCCTGTTTCTTGCCTGTTCCCTGTGGAATCTCTTTGTTGTTTCGTGTCATTCCCGAAATCTCCATTGTTAAAGGTTACACTTGAATCGACTGTACTGTTATTGCCTGTTTCGTCAACGGTATTACTTGTTGTTTCCGTTGTTTTTGACGTTACAGGGTTTAACACGTCATATTCTTTATTAAACACTTGAATCTGTTTTTGCCATTCGTTAAACTTCACTGTGATAATACTTTTGATAATATCGTTTGCAGTTTCGTTTGTAACGGCATCAACTAATGTTCTGTTTCCATATTTGAAACGAAAATCAATATCTATTATTTTCGGGTCGTCATTCCCAAATATTGATTCATACAAAACAGGAAACAGGGGTTTAAATATTTTATCAAATAAACCGTTTTCAGTTGTGAAAAGTTCGTTAATTTTCATCTTTGTTTTCTTTTTCTTCTGTTTCTTCTGTTTCTTGCGTTTCTTCTGTTTCCGTTTCTGTTTCTTCTGTTTCTTGCGTTTCTTCTGTTTCTGTTTCCGTTTCTTCTGTTTCTTGCGTTTCTTCTGTTTCGTTTTCCGTTACAGGGTCAACGTCTTCATTATCGGTGTGGTCGTGCCCGTTTTCTGATGCTTTGAGCAACGACAAATAATTTTCGTGTTCGATTTTCCAACTTGACCCCAAAGTTACGGTTATTTCTGTGCCGAACATTTCGTTAACACGTTTCACACCCTCAACACGTTCCGTTAACATTGAATCAACAAACGGCATCAACGCATCTATATTCATAGAAACTTCTTGCGTGTTCAAACGTTCACGTTTCATATTATAGTTTGCATTCAAACCTAAATCGTTGAACATTGACGCTTTGTAGTACTGCAAAAGTTCAATTAATTGCCCGATTTGTTGGTTTCCCTGTGTCGGTGGGGTTTGTAAGTTAACACCTTTGAAAAAGGCATTTTCCCCGATTACTGAGAAATCACCGTTTAAAATCTTATTCAAAAAAGATTCTGCGCTTTGTTTGGTCTTATCGTCACTGGCAGAAATTAACATAGTGATACGTGTTAAAATGCTAGCCAAATTAAGCGTTATTGTCGCATCGGTGTAAAGTACGCCATATTTGCCGATTATTGGCAAAAGTGAATCTGCAAACGGTGTATTGTTGATAACGACAATATCGGAATCAATTTTAAACGTTTTGTTCAAATTTAACCACGGGTTTGCAACCACGTAATCTTTGCCGTGATAATACGCATCACATTCGCCGCCCCGTGTACCCTGTAAAGCATACAGTTCCCCGTTTACTTTTGCGATACCAACGTTACCCGATGTTTGCAGAATCTTTTCAAGTTCTACAGGGGGCATTGTTTCGGGTGTGCCCGTGTACTCAAACATCTTTGTACTCATACAAAGAACACGCCGCATAAATGTGAATAATGCAGAATCCTTGTTTTTAACTTCTGCTTGATACCTGTTATATAAGTTTTCTTTCTCCATTATTTAACAAGCGTTTTAATTAAGGTACAAAGTTCTGTCAACACATTAGTGTTACTTTGTACGGTTTTATTTAACTTGTCGGTTTCGTTTTGATGCCGTTCGTTCTGTTTCTCCATATAGTAGAAAAGGGCGATACAGACCACAACAGGAAAACCAACGTTACTAATTAATGATACTATTCCGTTTACGTCCATAAAGCAAATTTTAACTTTGTTATTTGATGTTGCAAAGATAGGAAAATTATTTGATATTACCAAATAAAACGGGGGGAAAGTGTTTCACGTAAAACATTTTTAACCCCCGTTAATATATATTAGGTAATAATGTTGCTTCTTGCACTTGCCATCAAATAGTTACGCACTATTTCGCCAATTTCGTTATTTTGATAAAATACCTTATCGGTTGCAAAATATCTAGTTATCTGTGATTCTAGATAGGTTGCAGTACTCAACAACTTTCGTTTGTAGTTTGGTTTGCCGTTCATTTGCAAAGAATATATCAAATTGTTGTCTGTGTCCTTTATCGGGGTTGTTTTGTTGTGGATATAAATAAAGTTATTCACCCCGTTTTCTTTGTCCTCAATCTGTATTACGTTGCCCTGTAAGGTCATTTCGTTAAACTGAATATAGAAGACAAATAACACGTCATTCGGTTTGTATTTTACAGGTAGATGGGGATATGCTGCGAGTTCCCATTTACCACCCGTAATCATTTGCAAATTTTCATTGTCAAAACAAAAGTATTTGTTACTAGCTTTGTGTTTAACAATCGTACTGCAATATTCTACTGCAACCGTTGCCCCGTGCTCACCGAATTTATAAATATCTATTGTGCCCTGTTCCATTGAGCGAACTTGTTTCAAACCCATTTCAGTGAAATAAGGGCAAAACTGATTCACCGTATTACCTAACATAAAAACTTTAACATCGTTTCTCTGTCTGATAATTGTACTCAACAGATTCATATATAACATAAATTCATCGGGCAAATAGTAACGTCTTGTTAGGAACTCATCGAAAACTATTGTAGTTATGTTTGGGTAACTGCTAGATTTTTCGTGTTCCTGTTCTGAAAGACAAAACCCGAAACAGAACGGTATGTTATCGGGTACACGTTTTTTGGTTTCGGGGTCATAAGACGAAAGAAACCATTTACCCGAAATATAAAAGACTTCGTTAAACTTACCACCTGTTAGTTCCTGTATCACGCCATTTGCAACGTGATTACTGAATAAACTTTCGGCACGTTTGCCCCTTAAATCTTCACGCCATCTACGAATATAAGCCATTTGTTTACCTGTGCGCAAATATTCTTTGATTCCATACAGTAACGTTGCATAGGTCTTACCGTTGGAACGTTCACCGAAAATTACATTGTAATCGGCATTCTTTGATAAAATGCGATTCAACGTGTAAAATTTCGGTGTTTCTACCTTTTCTTTCTTCTGTCTCATATTATTCTTTCTTTAATCTGATTCCCATTAAATAATTTATATAAAGAACTGAAAGACTTAAAGTGTACCCTGTCGGTTCTAAGTGTACCCCCGTTGTCGTGTCGTAACTTGAAACGTTGCCCTTATAGTCTTTTATCGTTCCCGTTTGTTCGTAATCAATATATGTATGAATATTCTTACCCGTTGCACTCGGTGGAATATCTAGATAATTCGTGAACGCATCAAAGATTCCACTTTCGCCAAAGGTTTCTAACATATAAGGGATAGCTGATTTCTTGTTAACACCCGAAACGGTCATAGAATAATTGTAATCTTTGCCGTTTACTGTTAGGGCGTTTTCTTCTTCCACCATGTAACGTTTTGCGCCTAAAGTTTTGAAACGGGCATAACGTCCCTCATAGTCCCAAACCCCCAACGGTTTTGCGATTCCCTTTATCGTGACGGGTTCAACCTTTTCAAAGGGTATTTTGTGAAACTTACAGGCGGCACGCAATTTTTGTTGTGCTAAATCGTTGTACGCTTTGAAATAGTCTTTGTGTGCATCACCATTCATAATTTTAACGGAATCGGTATCACTATATATGTAATCGTTACCGCATTCAGAAATACCCGTAAATAGGTTTCTACGTGCATAAGCGGTTACATAAATACCCCACGGATAAAACAAAAAGCGGTTTTTACTATCGTTGTATTTATTCAACATTTCTAATTGTTTTTCGCCTGTAAGGTGTTCAACGTCCCACGTTTCACCATCGCACAAAATTTCATCACGCAACGGGTTTGTAACACACATTCCGTAACAACTATTCAACATTTCTTTGCTATTCAAATACTCTACTTCTTTACCCTTTACACCTTTTAGTTTTGTTTTCATTTCATACAGGTGCAAAATAGATTCTACAAATTCAGTTGGCAAATATTCTTTTCTATAACAAATCATTCGCCCGATTCTTATTTGTTCCCACATGTAAAACTGTGAAAACACTTTGTAATCTATTTCGGTAATCGTCATACATATTTTCTTTGCGCAAACCAATCGCCCGTTATTCTCGGAAACGTTTTCTTTCACGAAACATTTACTAACCGATATAGGATTTTCATTTTCTGATTTTGCAAATATGTTTGTTATCTCCACATCGAACACGCAACAAAATTTGCTAGTCATAAACTCAAATTGTTTCATTGACTTTATCGGCACAATTACGCCCGTACTCATTGGAAACTTTTCTGATACCATCACATACGGGTAACTGCTAGTGAAATCGTAACTATCTACGTTTTCAATCACTTCATCGGTATATTTTGCGTTGGCGTGCGTAAAACCGCCCGAAAACGCCCGTTGTAACATCGCAAATTCTTCCATACCTGTTATATTTAAGTTGTGAATCTTATCAATATATTTAAAGTTTGGAATCGTTTTACCTGTTTCGTCAGTTGTTTTAAAGCATACAGAACGGCAATATTTACGTACAAAACCCGTCTTTGTAATCGGCAAACGTGTTATTCCTTTGTAACGTTCCAATAGTTCCTGTATATAACACATTACCACTTTTATATCATTCAAGCAATAACCAATTTCTTTTTGTGTCAACGGGGTTTTACTGTGACGTAACAAACTGTAATCTAAATCACCCACCAACTTTTCACATTTGTATGTGTGTAATTGTTCGCCTAATTTCGCCAACGAATAACCCGATAATAAGTAACTGCAACGGAACTCTAAACCCGTTTTTGTTATTCCGTAAATTGGTTTACGTAAATCTATAGAGAAAACTTTTTCCCATTCCAACAACTCACGGAAAAATTGGAACTCATAAGCTAAATTGTGAACGTATATAATAATTCGTTTCTTTGGGCAAAGTTCCAATATATCTATTATTTCGGATAACATTTGCAAAAATTCGTCCCACGTACGCCCCATTATGCAAAAACCGTTTATTCCAAATTGCCAAACATACATTAAAGAACACTTTTCCATTTTGGTTTCTTTTCCACCTAATTTTATATAACGTTCGTAACTGTATGTTCCTCCGTCTTCATCACGGTAAAATGATGTAGTTTCAATATCGAAAGATACAGGAACGTTTAAGAACTTTTCGCCCTTATTGTTTCCTGTAAAATTCTTATCGTTCACCGCCAAAGATAAAACCTTTGCAATATCTTTTGGCATGTAAACTTCTGTATGTAGTTCAAAGGGTATTTTCTTCATTATAAACCAAATTTTTCAAATTCTGATAGAATCTTTTTTAACGGCGCATCATCATTAAAATGGTCAATACCGTTTACATAAGCCTCAGCTGTTCCACTTTTTGCAATTTGTTCAATCGCATCATCTAAAGCATTTTCAATTTTAACTGCAGCATCTTCGATTTGGTCACTAACGTCCCGTGATTCCTGTTCAAGTTCACCCGTGAAATCTTTGTACTGCATTAAATATTGTTCCAAAAATCTTTCATCGGAAACACTTGCGATTTTACCCATTAGTTTATCTTGCATCAACTTAAATTCTTTATCATTTAAGTCGTAAGACTTCTTTAAATGGTTTGAATATTCACGTGTACCACTTGCCGTTGATGTAGGTTGTTGCAAAAAAGAAACCGCTTTGGAATATTCAATTTTTAAATCGTTCCAATCGTGTTTCATTGAAAACTTTGTGAAACCTTTAATATCACCTTTGTTTAACGCAACAACTGCGGGCGAAACAAAACCCGATTTTTCAACATTTTGTATGCGTCGGTTCGCCTGTTGAAACACACGGGCGATTTCTTTGCGCAAATAGCCACGGGATTCTATTGCGTCCAATATTTGCTTATCAACGTGTACTCTGCCCGTTGCTGCAAACGTTCTTTTTGAAAACCCTATCGGATTTAACTTTGCCATAATATCAACACTTTTAAATGAAACAAAAAACGGGGGGAACAATAAACTAAGTTACTGTTTACCCCCCGTGCCGTTATTCACCCCTTTACCTACGAAACTACTTATCTACAAAGGTAATACCGTAACACTTTTTAGCGTGCGATTCATATTCATAAATCGTGTAACCAACTTTGTTTGCTTTGATAGCGTCCACCGCATCACTATTTGCGAGAATATCCCGCACGGTGTCACCTATGAATTGTGGCAAATTGACAAGACGTTTGTTCTCTGCATCAATGATTACAGGTGAATCGCCCAACTTCGATTTGTGAACGAACATACCATTAATAGGGTGTACCACATCACCGCCACCGTCTTCATTATTGTTGTAAATATCATTCAACTTTACAAACGGAAAATCGGTTGTATCAATACCAAAACTATTCCTATTGAAAGTACTAGCAAAACTAAAACCATTAGCCATAACTTTAAACTTTTAAAACGTTAAACTTCTGTTGTGTAACGGGGGTGTTACTTTACTTCATTCACCCCGTTAGCTGCTGCAAACTCATTCAACCACTTCTTAAAGCGGTTCAACTTGATAACCGCCTTATCGTCTTTAGCAACTTCGTTAGAAGTCATTAAAGCGTTAACACTAGTAATACAGTTAAAAACAGTCTCATTAAAATTCTCATTCATAATTACCTAATTTAATTTGTTAAACTTATATTGTTTCTTAAACACGGTGCAAAGATACGACTTTTTCACGAAACCGCCAAATTATTTTAGTTAAAAAGTCTTAAAGAAATAAATTAACTGTTGTTAACACTTGTAATCACCATCGCCCCTTTGTTCCACGTGAAACATTATTTTTATGAAAGTTTAACAAAAGTAACGGTGTGTTAAATGTGTTAAAGTGCGTTAAAGACGGTACGGTGT